TCATATCAAATTTTTTTAATTCTAATGTCATATACTTATACATATATACGATAATCCACTTTCATTTACGCATTTTTACTATTTCTCGTTTGTTTGCATTTTTTTTTATTTGTATTTTACTTATAGAATGAATTCACAAATGAAAGTGGATTATCAAAAGATTAAATCATTAGATGATTTTCAACTAGAAAAACTCAATTGCAGTCAAATACAACTTTATTCACCTATTTTAGAAAAACTATTTGTTTTGAATGACCAAAACAACAACAAAATCATGCTAAAATCTGGATTTTCTCTCAAAAAAATACTTACGCAGGTAGATTACAATATTTACACATGCAAAATCTCAAACGGCAGTATTGTTACTAAGTCTGATCTGTTTTTCAAATTTTCAACCTTGTTTGATCCCATCAAATATTCTACCGAAAAAATGAATGCACAATACAATGACTTTGCCTCGTGTTTACCTACTTACTCCGCATGTGATTCTTCATTATCTTACATAAATGACTACAACAACGTATCATACGTTGATGGATTATTCACTTTTTTAAGCAGCAATCTTCTGAATGAATACAACTTCATTAATGGTGTTAATTTTTTCGGCTCTTTTCTTGCACTGAAGAAAGATTTCAAATACAACTTATGTGATGAGTTAGATGTCGTCTGCGATTCGCAAGAATTTTTAAACAACATAAACAAGAAATTCACGGTCGATGAATCTTTCAATATAATAATAAATCAACACAATGATTTTAATCATCCCAAACCTCCTATTAAAGTTATTGGCGACTTGTATACAATCGACGCATCTTCAATTGCATTAGATGAAATAATAAACGAACCTACTCCGGTTGTCGATGTAAGTTTGTCTTCAACACTATCCAAACAATACGAGAATATTGTTGATGGTATCTTGGAGAGTGTCCCCGAAGATGTTCAAAGCTTTATAGTAGACAATATGTGCCGCACTAATGAAACTATTACACTCAACCAAAACTCTAAAAACACATCTAACTCAAATACTGATTATGATTCGGATTGTGACACAGAATCTTCTAAATCATCCGACACATCTGCTGATGAAAAATCCAATATTGATATTGATGATTGCGTTGATGGTAATGGTGTTGATGGTGGTGATGGTGGTGGTGATGGTGACAGTCATGGTGGTGGTGATGATGACGATGACGATGATGACGATGACGACGATGACGAAGATGACGATGACGACGAAGATGATGACGAGGATGAGATAAACATGTACATAGAAAATTATCCAGTAAATATAATAGCAAGTGAAATACTAGACGGCACTCTTGAAGATGCTATGAACGAAGAAGAACTGGACAAGCTGACATGGGCCTCACTACTACTTCAGATTGTTTTTACGCTAATCTTATATCAAGACGTATATAGTTTCACGCACAACGACCTACACACCAGTAATATAATGTACAAAGAAACAGATAAACAATACGTCACATATTGCTACAAAAACACTTATTATAAGATTCCTACATATGGCAAAATATGGAAAATAATTGATTTTGGTAGAGCCATATTCAAATTCAAAAACGTTTTGTATTGTAGCAATTCTTTTTCAAAAGAGGGTGATGCATCCAGCCATTACAACTTTCCTCCATTTTACAATGAAAAAAAACCGCGGGTAGACCCAAATCCTAGTTTTGACTTGTGTAGATTAAGCTGCTCGCTTTTTGACTATTTTTTTGACTCGATTGAAGAAGCAAACAATACAGATAATGATGATATTCAAAAGCTAATTGCTAACTGGTGCAAAGATGACAAAGGACGAAACGTCGTTTACAAACAAGATGGTAGTGAACGATACCCAGAGTTTAAACTATACAAAATGATTGCACGACAAGTTCATAACCACACACCCCACACACAGCTTACCAATCCTTTGTTTACTCAATTTATTGTTTCCAAAAAATCTCTTAAAAAGACCAAGGTAATAAACATTGACGAAATAATCTCTAATTTGTCGCAAGCAAACAAAACCTCGTAAACGAATAAATTATTGATCAAATAAATTATTGATCGAATAAATTATCGATCAAATAAAATTGAATATTAATTATATGATTGCTATAATTAATATTGATGTGTGAGAATTATCATAATATGCTGGATTACATGTCACACTTTTCCCCACCAAACAGAGAGCAAGCGGTCGATCAAATCTACAACAGCATTAAATATACCACCAACCGCTTTTCAGCAGAAGTTTCAGATAAATACTTGATTTATCTTATTTACAAATCATTTGATGACTTCAGTGCAAATGAACCACGAGGATCATTGTCTGCTTGGCACACGCAAGAATGCAAACGTGTTATTGCAAAGGTTTTTGACGAATTCGCTCTTTTCATTCAAAAAAAACGTAGGTTAAAAGGTGCATTACGGTCTCTTGTATTGTTAAATTTGATTTACAAAGATACCCTAGAAATTCACTACGCACCAAACGGTGCCGGAATGAAAGCTGCCATGGATGAATTCACCCATCTTTCTTATAATCACTTTTACATACATAATTGAAAAATTACATCTATAAATACTTTGTTGGATTGTTTGTTGGATTGTTTGTTGGATTGTTTGTTGGATTGTTAACATTGATCACCAACTTCAGGTGTATACACTCCTTGAGCTGTTAGCAGAGCACTTGTACAACCTACCACTATTAATGTTACTACCCAACCAGCAATACATTTGTATACTATTAATAAATTAATACCTTTACAACTGTAAGGGTCTTCCAACGCAGCCACACCAATTGTAGCACCTATTTGGCAGTGAGTTGTAGATAGTGGTATTTCTAAACGACTTCCACAAATAATAACAATTGCTGATGACAACTCTATCGACGAACCTCTTGATGGAGTTATTTTACATAGTTTACTACCTATTGCATGTAAAATTTTGTATCCGTAAATAAATAATCCGAGTGAAATACCTGCTCCACCAATGCTAAGTATCCAATAAGCATCACTCCCCAAATCATTATCTTTTTCCACTACTCCTTCTTTTGAAATCATGTAAATAGCCATAAAAGGTCCCACGGCATTTGCCACATCATTTGCACCATGACTAAAGGAATCGCATATGGCTGTAAACACTTGTATATATTTAAAAAACTCTTCGGTTTCACAACTAAAAACCTCTGCATTTTCATGAATACTATTAACTTTTTCATTTTTGCTTATTACATCATCTATGTTTACTTTTAGTGAAGCATTTATATAATCAATAAATTTATTTGTCATATTGATGTTGTTATCATCATTTTGAAGTGTTGTATTTTCTATCATTACCTCTACATTATCATCATTGATACTAGATTTTTTTGTGACTTCTTTATTGCTATTGCTAGTGCTATTGCTATTTTTATTGTTTTCGCGACAATGGTTTGCAATTTGCGGTAAAAATGGGGTAATTAAAATAGCCGAGCCTGTTCCTAGACCAAATGACCACGCACAAGCCACAACTAAAGGAGTTTCATGTAATCCAAGACCTTTCGCCCCTTTATATATTATGAAAAACGAATTCAATGAAATAGCACCACCTATTAATAGAGGAAACAAATACGTTGCTCTCTTGAAACTATTATTAGATCTTAATATGACGCCGCGTATTATTCCATATAATGTGCTTGAAATAATTGCTGAAAATATTGGAGAAATAAACCATGATAATATAATACCTGATACGCCTCCCACATAAGGAAAATATTCTTTCTCTTCATACCAGTTAACACATCTTACTCCTTTGATTGCTACTGTCATTCCGATCATACCACCTACACATGAGTGGGTTGTTGAAACAGGCATTTCATATTTGGACGCAACAAATAACCACAATCCTACACATAAGCATACACTCATACAACCATACATAAGCGGCGCTTCGTCACCAGCAAAACACTCATAATCTGCTATACCTTTTCTTATGGTTTTTGAAACGTGACTTCCCATCAAAATAGCACCTCCCGTCTCAAAAACAGACGCCAATACAACAGCTTGTTTGATTGTTAATGCTTTTGAACCCACCGCTGTAGCGTATGCATTTGCCACATCATTAGCTCCTATACCCATCGCCGCAAAAAAAGAGAAAAATCCTCCTACAATAACAATGCCTTGATAATACATTATAGATAATTAATGTATACTGTTTCTATACTATTTCTATACTGTTTCTATACTGTTTCTATACTATATTTCATACTATATTTCATACAATGTCAATGGTAGCTGAGTTTTCTTTGTCTTCTTAAAATCCTGGCTTGTCCGTAAAAACTTCCGTTTGAACTTTACCAACATTCTTGCTTGGCATTAATTTATTGAATAAATCAGTATAAAAATATTCACCTAATAAATAGTTGCAGCCAAGGCCTGCTCCAAACAACATAATTGATTCTTTTATTGTTTTTTTTTGCAGAGCTGTTTTGTCATCTTGACTCAGCTGATATATTTCCAGATTTTTATAAACAAAGTAAACAATTGCTACAGCTAATGCATTCAATACATACAAAATATTCATAATATATTCTGTCTATAATCAATTTAATGTTATTTAACGCATTTTATCTGTTTGGTATTGATTCTATGTCAACGACTCAACACCTAATAGTTCATCATTGCTTAACTCATTATCCAAGCTAATAGGAGCAATATTATCTAGATTTATCTCTTCAATACCAAAGTCATTGTTTTGAATCGTTGTATTGTCAATCATGTCTGGCAAATCGGGAAATGTAACATGCTCATTAGAATTATCATTAGAATTATCATTTCCTATAATTATGTTTTCTAATTCACTCTTTTTCTCAGATGTAATGTCAAACAAATCCGTTTCTGGAGCTATTTGTATATTGTCGGTCTCTTCCAACATATCTCCAACATCTTGTGACAAAACTTCATCGGATAACAATTGGTCTGCTGAACTATCGTCTACATTACTAACATTATTGATGCTGTTGTTGTTGTTGTTGCTGTCGTTGCTGTTGTTGGTTGTGCTTGTACTAGATAGTGCTGTTTCTCCTGCATTTGCGGGTTCCACTATCTCGTTCTTGTCTTCTAAATACGTTCTCAATATTTCATCTATTGGCATCGACTGTCTTACAGATTCTATGATTGCCTCTTTAATAAGTGCATCAACCTTGTTATAGTTTTGCTGAATTTGTAGAGGCATAATCTCTTGTTCAAACAAATATATGTTTGAATATATTGACCGAGCCGAGTTCACATAAATACGATGTATGAAATCATTCAACTTAGGTATGTTTATATTTACGTTTTTTTCACTCTGCCCAACGCGGACACACGTAAGAGCTTTAAGTTGAATTATATGAACACACGTAATTAAATCCTCTATGTAATTGCACTGAGACACGCTAATTATTCTCTCTGTCTCCACATTTATTATATCATTATTCCACTTAGGTATCTGAATTAACAAATTCTGAAACGTCATCAAATATTTCTCTTTTTGTTGTTGCGTTGTTGCTAAATTTACAGCATCTTCAAATATTTTTTTGAATCCTGAAAATATGTTTGGTGTTAAAATTGTAACTAAACGTGATATCCACTCATTTCGTGATTCGTGTAAGCTTGCTATATTAAAATCGTCCATTTACATTGATAAAATATTATTATTGTTTTCTTTAAAACGTATAAAAATTTTTACCAATATACACAAAAGCAAAAGCTCTTCTGACTTTATCTCTTCAATCAATTTAGTAATAATCAAAAGAACAGTTTCATCATAATTGTTACACTTCATGTATTCTAAAAAATGAACTCCACATATTCCTTTATTATATAATTCTTTAGCTGCTTCCATACATTTGATGTAGGTCATTTCAGACGCAGCATATTTTGCTAGTTTGGTTTTTATTGAACGCGTTATTTTGCTGTTATGTTCCATGATAGCATTGTCTTTATTGTAATTATGCAAATTTATTTCTTTATTTTCTATTCGTGCTAGAGGAACAAACAATTCACAAAATCTAGATAAAAGTGGGTTTAATAAACGATTTTTGTCATGGACAATTATGAAATAACGGGTTTTCTTTGAAAAAATCTCAATGCTTCTTCTCAATGCAG